CCAACTGCTTGAAATTCATTAGGCACTGTAACTTGTACCCAAACGTCTGGTTGTGATGTAAGTGGTAGCGGAACAATGCGTTGATTCCAATCTTGTGGTATTGGATATGTAAATGGAGTATGTCCCCATGGCAAAGACACGAGTTTAACGTCCCATTCTTGCCCTCGTTGTTCTATAATGTTTGCAATAATTTCGCGGGCATGATGCCCATATCCCGATTGTGTTGCTACTGGTGACGCTATTATAACTGATCGCATACTATTCCTGTTTTTTCGTATTTTTTTGGTGTAACTTTAGTTAGTGTATATCTTGCACGGATTTCTAATTTAGATTCAAATAAATAATCAATCATTTCGATCATTTTGTTGCCCATTTGTTCGGCCGTTAGTCCGTTTTTTAATGCCCATTCTCTACCAGATTGACCCATTTGATTTCGAAGCGTTTCTGGCGTGTCATACCAATATCGAATTGCATCAGCAACATCTTCATATCGAACTCGATCATCAAAAATATATGGCGTAGCCGGCGATCCTTGAAGTGATCTATTACTTGGAAATACTGGTTTGACCCAAACGCCATGCAATTTATATTTACCTGTATGATTAGTTGCAAATTCTCCATTGAATCTAATCCATTCATCATTTTCATCTACAAACCCACATTGGTCTTGTAATCCACCGGTTACATTGTTAATAATCGGAGTGCCTGATAATATTGCTTCAGTTGAACTAAGTCCCCATCCTTCGTTGCTACCAATGTTAACAACAACGTCTGCAACATTATACATAGCATTCAATTCAGCATGAGATAATTTTTGTTCCGAAAATAATATTTTGCAATCTGGTGCTAATGTTTTAAAAATGGCTCGGAGATCTGTTCCATTTTCATCTACAATCTGTGTATGCATTAGCAATGCCACTCGTTGCTTTTGCTCTGCAGGCAATCCGTCAACAAAAGTTTTGAATGCTAGTATTACATCACCTGGTTGTTTTCGTCTAATATTTCGATTGTTCCAAAACACTACAAAGTCTACACTATGTTTCGTTTTAATGTTTTCATAAACTTGTTTGTATGTTGCATCATTTACAGGCAATGGCGTGAATGTATTATGATTTAATCCGTGAGGAACAAACCCGGTAACAATTTGATTCCATTTTACACACGTCGGCATCGAATCTCCAGCATCATAGTTTACAACATCAAATCCATTTTGTGCAAGTACTTCTCGATGAATATTATCAGTTTGTTTGCTAATACCCATAATTAAATCGCAACTTGCATAAAATGGTGCGTTCCACATTGGATAAGGTAAATCATCCCAAATTGAATAATAAATGATAGGTATGTTGAATGTTGTTTTAATTTCGTGCTCAATAGCATATAACCAAGTCCAATATCTAGGATCGGTAAAATGAAATATTGCATCTGGACGTTCATTGTTTATGAGTGCCATTAGAATATTTCGGTCTCCATAACCATTCCATGGAATAATTTTAACTGATGCATCTTCTATGCCTGTTTCTTGTGCAACTTGTGCTGACAAATCAAATGCTTGGCCTGCTTCTGGGTGTTTTAATGCTCCGCCTAATTGTACCCAATCATAATGTCGTACGGTATTGAATATAATTTCTCGGCTAATTGTTCCAATGCCCGATGGCAATCGAAAATCGTCTGCTAACAATAGAATTTTCTTTTTCTTAGATTTGTTAGGATCGATCTTTTTTAATTTTGGTAACTGCATTTATTCCTTTATAACTTTTATATAAATATGTTTTAACCTAAGATAACTACCGGTTTTTGTAATTTTTTAGTTCTAGTCCAAGCTGTTTGAAGTACTGGATCTAATTGTGTTTGATTACTTAAAATCATCATATAATCACATCGTTCCGCAATAAGTTGCATGCGATGATGAAGCTGTGAAAAATGATATGGTTTTCCATAATATGATTTTGGCATTGCTGAATACATGTTATGTCCCGAAAATGAAGGATTATATTCTTCGTAACTTAAACCAAACTCTAATGCATACTTTCTAACCATACTATTGGCTCCTTCATTACCACCTGCACCAACAACAATCAAATCGTCACTAAACTTCTTTTTTACAAGTTGCAAAGTTTCTTGTATTTTTCTTTTGTTTTGCCAATCTGTATTTCCGATTATTGCAATTCGTTTCATCGTCGGTCTCGTACAAATTTAACGCCTTTTGGATAATGCCCGTATACTAAACGAAGCATTTGTTCCAATGTTTTTCTATTTTCTTTATGATTAGGATCATCAATATTTGTACATAACGAATACTCCATGACACACATTTTAGTACCAGGCCACGTTGGGTGATTTTGCATTTGAAATTCGTAAACGTATACATGTTTATGTGTCCACGTAATCATACTTTATTATAATGAATTTTATTCACGAATCCTATTTTCTTTAGGGCATCGTTCATAATCTGTTTTAAACGGACAATACTTACAATTTACAGCACCGTTACCGGCAACAGCAACATAGTTTCTATTGCCATTCTTGTTGCCATCTGCATCAAAGCATGCATCAACAAATGCTTCAATCTGCCGTTGAACTTTCTTTTGAGTTACCGAACCGGCTGCTGGTTTGTGATTTTGAATTCGTTTTTGCGGAAACATTGATTCTTCAACAATCTTACGCTTAACGATAAAAAATTCAACTTCAATCTTTTCTTTAGGCACTCCAAATTGTTCTGCAAAGTAATTTTTATATGCAATCAATTGTGCCGATTTCATAGAATCCGATTTAGCTGATTGCTTCCACCCATTACGAGATGTTTTAATATCAAACAATTTGAAAGTATTAGTAGGAACGTGTCGCATAACAACATCAATAAAACCATACCAGTATACTGATGAATTCTTGGATGATGCTGGATGACATAATTCAATTTCAATGCCAACTAATTCCCAATCTTTACTTGAAAAGTATTGTCCTCGACGTTTGCTAAACCATTGTAGAATAGCAGCACCATCTTCTAAATATTCTGCTAATTGCAATGGATTTGAAAAATGCTCGCCGCCAAATTCTTGAACACATCGTGCGTATTCTTCTCGCAATTTATTTTGTAATATTCCGCGCAAATCCAACGCTTCTGCTTTCTTAACAGATTCTGTATACATTACGGTTAAGAAATATTGAAATGTTTCGTGGAAAGCTGTTCCAAACACCGTTTCAATGGATGCTTGGAACGGAGCTAGACCATCGATATATGATAATTTCCAAGAAAGCGGGCAACGTTCATACATAGACCATTGCGAATATGAAATCTTTCTTGGTACGGATGCTGCATCGCGTACTGCTAATCTATATACTGGATTAATGTATGTGCCTTTCATACTATATTATATAAAAAAATACATATAAATCCAATTTACGAATATATATTAATGTGATACGTTTAAAAAAATTACTAGAACATTCTAATTACGGATTTTGGGATAAAGTTATTGATTTGTTTCTACCTGGAACGCCAGTTAAAGATGGTAGAGATTTACTATCAAAATTTGATGCTATTATCAAAAGAAGAATTGATTACAATAAGAAAAATAATTTACCAATTGATACCTTAACACCGGAAGAAAAAACTTTTAGGGAGAAAATTTTAAAGGCCACTCCAAATTATAACTATCCTCGTATTTCTAGTTTGTCCAAAATTATACAAAATATAAATCAAGGTAAAAATATCCAGCCTCAAGAATTTCAAAAAGCCAAAAAGTATCGTACGGATCTTAGTGACCAAGAATTAAAGACGATGCTGGGTTCTAGAGATGAACTTAAAAGAATGTGGTTGGGAATTGATGAACCTGATGGAGAAAATAAAGGTTTTTGGGTTAAATCGGAATTCAAACCAAAAGTCTCAACAAACCCAAACGCTGTTTATTATAAACCAAAAAATATTCCAAAATTAACGCCACAACAATTTGATGAATTATACAATGCAATTATGGATACTAAATTACCAAATGGTAAATTTCCTGGTGGAAATAGTTCTATATTATTTGATAACAAATTTAAATTTATTGACACAAGTATTAGAAACAAAATAAGGGGTGATTTAGGTCATTTTAAATTTGGTGCGGGAAAAGAAAATGAAAAAAAATTTATTTCTATATATGATGAATGGGACTTGATGCCCCCTTCCGCCCAAAAATTTGGTGTTAATGTTCAAAAATATGGTAAAACACCATTAATATATTATCGCATTTTTAAATAAAAATAAGCAAAAAAAAATCAAATATATTTATAATATATGGTACGGTTAAAATATTTACTTACAGAACAAACTGATGCTACGAAATTTTGTAAAGCAGATATCTTGTCTAAACCACAATTTTCTAAAGAAAAATGGAGTGCAATTGGTATATGGCCACCTCCCGGAGGCCGTAATATTGGTAAAACAAATACTCCGTCGGAACATAATATCGGAAATGCTATTGATTGGCATGGAGCAAAGGGTATCGGCGATCCGGTTATGCAAGAATTAGCAGATTATTTAGTAGCAAATCATTCTACATATTCTGCCAAAAATGTTATTTACAATAAACGAATCTGGAATTCTCCTAAAGGATGGCACGCATACACAGGAGAAAGTCCACATTTAGAACATGTACATGTTGATTTTATAAAAGGTGCAAACCCAAAAGCAGATCCAAATAAAACGTATCGAGAGCAGAATGGAAAAATAATAGCAGCAATTAGACGAGTATATAAAGTTACAACGTTGAATCCTCAAGATTATTTTTATGACTTTCGTAGTTGGAATCCATTTGCTCCAGGAATTGGCGATGATGAAGAAGGTGCATACTATTGGTTTACCAATTGGTTTGCTGACAACATAAAACGAGATATCCTAGATCCAATAAAAAAATCTACAAATACTGAAAATAAAAAATCTATTACCAATTTAGAATCGTTAGTTGATGATATTGCGTCTGCTATATGGAATGGCGACAGTTTAACACAATCGCTTCAATACTATTATTATAGCGACAAACAAAAAAAATTCATTAGTACTTCATTAGAATTTGAATGGGACTATATATAATTTGATTCTTTCAAATAGATATCAATTAAATCTTTAGTCTTCTGCAAGTCTTGTTCAAATGAACCTTTGTGACGGCATCTTACAATGCGTTTAATAATATCAAATTCATATGCATTCAAACCCCAATCCTTTGCAAATTTATATAAACTCTCGTTACCTTTGTAGTGTTTTTGTGTATTTACGCTCACTTGATTCCTTTTAACATTTTCTTTTTCTCAGCATCATTATAACCATACATTGTCAAAATTCGGTCCAA